GTTCAAGCACAGACTTGACTGATGGCATATCATTCTCCAAAGATATCACCTAACCTAAATACTAAGTAGGAATCTGAGATTGCTTTCCCGCGTGCTTTGATAATAAGTGCTGGGATAACTGTCTCTCTGTCGAGTCCTCTTGCTTCCGCATAATGCGTTGCTTCAAGTTGAGCCTCTTTCGTCCAACCAGAGAGGTCAATGCGACCTGATTGACCTGGCGCTTTGGCTTCGATGACACCGACTGACCCAAGGAAGCCAGCTCTGACTGCAACATCGCCTTCATCTCGCTTGCCTGTTCTTGCAAGTCTCTCAGCGTCATATCCATTTCGTCTAAAATAATCTCGTAGTTGTGTTTCATATGTTGCGCCCCTAGCCTTGTGTGATTTCCGTGTTGTCATTCTTTGCCTTCAATTCGTTAGTTGCAGCCAAGTAACCATCTTGATATCCTTCAACGTAGGCTTCCTGTTTCAGAATCTTTAATGTCTTTTCCATTAGTAAGCACTCTTATCTTTCTTAAGTATCCGTATTGCCCAGTCAAGTCCTGTGTTTAATCCTTCAGACCAATCGTCTTTGACTGGTATCTTGGAGTCTTCAATCTTCTTGATGAACTTCTCTATCTCGTCTGTCATACGTTCTCGGGTATATCATCGATGAACATGTATTCAGGATTGAATGCAACCCATGTCATTAGCCCGCCTCCTGCATCTGCTTTACCGTATCGGTTCTTTACTGGTGCGACACCCATACTTGTACCCACAACACCAAGAGTACAGATAAGCGCAGGAAGCTGAGCAACCTTACCCTGAATGGCACTGCGTGGTTGACAAGGACTGCCCATGACAGCCTCACTTGTATGATGGAGAACAACAACAGCAGCATTAGTAGCACGAGCAAGATACTTCAACTCCTTCATGATTGCTCTCATTGAAGCAAACTCTTCGCCACCATCTGTGGCTACGTCCATTAGATTATCTACTACGATTAGAGTTGGTGGGCAACCCCATAATTCTTCAAAGGCTTCTACTTCTTCATCAATATCTTGTAACGTTGGTGCTGATTCAAATGACCAAACAATATGTGAGCCCTTGGCTAATGTAGCCTTAGTCCAACCAACATCAGTTGACAACATTCCTTCAACATCTGATTGTGATTTGCCTGAAATCATTGAGGCTAATCGCATAGCCATAGTATGTGCGTTTGTATCTGCTGATATGTATAACGTTGGGACTCTCATCTTCAACGCTAATGCTAGTGCTAGTGTGGACTTTCCAACTCCTGGTGCTGCTGCAAACATTGAAACTTCAGAGCGTCTGATGATAATCTTATTCGTCTCGAATGCCTTGAAACAACTAGGGAGCGGCTCTCCACCGATACTTGCACGGCCAACAGAGCGGACAAGTGTACGCATTTACTGTTCCTCTCTTTTAGATAGAGCCGTAGCCACCCCGCTGGTGTAACTTGATGGCTACGACTCTTCATGGTTGACTGTGTTAGTTTACTGGTTTACATTGGTCAGGCGTACCCTGAGGTGTCGGACATGCCCAGAAAGCGTAAGGCTTCCCAGTTGTCTTGCTCACTCCCTGTCGGAAGATTCTCGCTCCGTGTGGGCACGTCGGGCTCGCTGTTCCTTGCGGTGTTATTGCGCTTGGCGGAGCTGTAAATGACGGACCCTGAGCCTGGGGTGGAGCGGAGTAGGTGGATGGCGGAGTGTTTGGCGTTGAACTTGGTGTCCCCAAAGGGGCTGCATTATAAGCACCAACAACCAAACGTTGTACTGCTGCCACCTGTACTGAGTAATCACCAATACCTTCAAGCAATACGCTAAGTTCATCAGCAGTATTTGCTCTGATATTAATCATGTCACCAGCAGGTGTCTTGTATGATACTTGTAGTTTCCAGTCTTCCATTTGTTATCCTATCTTAGTTGAGAACTGACAGTGCATTGTCAATCCGCATTTATATTGGCAGTTGTTTGCATTAGGCAAGAAGATGCCAGCCTTGCGTGCCTTATCAAATCCTTCTACAAGGTATTCGATTTTATCTTCGGTATATTCAGAGAGGTCAACCAAAGGTGAGATACCTGACTGACGTGCCATCCAATATGTCCCCCACTTAACATCGATGCCAAAGGTCTTCTTAAGACCGACCTTATAGAATCCAAGTTGTAGTGTATTGGAAGGTGTTTGTTGAGAGGTTTTTAAGTCTGCGATGACCAACTCACCGTTGACTTCAAACACTCTGTCAAGAATCATCTTGACTGGCACGCCAGCAAACTCAGGTAGCATTGCCAACTCTATAGCAGGAGCCCCTTGTGGGGTAGTCCAGATTTTCCAAGTTGGATTTGCATTGCGCCATTCAATGTAAGACTGTACCCATCGAGGTCCAGTCTCATTCCAGAATGTCACATCTTCTTTTTGAGGGTTAGCCTTGGTGGCTCGACCGCCAACACGTGCGTTGGTCAGGTCAATGTCACCTTTAGATTCAACCCATGCTTTGTCCCATAGTTGTTTAGAGTTCATTACATTGTCCCCTTATCATAGTTCTCACATGCAAGATGGAATGCGGACCCGCCTACTGACCAAACAGAAGGAGCTTCCTCCTTCATGAGCAGTCGGCCAAGATAGTACTGGTAACCACAGTCAATGTATGTTGTAAATGCAGAGTACGATACGTGCTCTGGTAGTGTGTATTCGTCAAGTTGTATGCTCATAGGTTAACTATATCAGTCAGCCAAATTGCCGTCAAGTGAAGATTGTCCTAAGTGTTTCATTTGACATTGGTCAGTTCATCTGTATATAATTAATTTATATAATAAATAATATATATAAACCCCGAAGGGGTTTTATATAATATATATTATATATAATATATATATTATACTATAGGGAGAATAATGTTAAATGTATTTTATGGAGTGCTTGCAGCACTCTTAGTTAAAGAAATACTGAATCAAATCTATATCTATCTTGAAACTTACTACATTAGACTGAAGGCCAGGAAGGCGCTCAAGGACTTGACGGTATTCCGTGACCATATGGAAGACCTAGAAGCTGACGACCTGGACGATTAACCTGCAGAAATGACAAAAGAACCCCCCAACCTAGGGTGATTACCTTAGGAAGGGGGGTTACTTGTCTCTAAATGGCCTTAGAAGCCCTTAGATGGGTACTATTTGTTAGTTTTGCCGAACTCTTTTGAGTTAGGGTCTAGTGCTTTAAGGACAGGACCAGCAATAGCGCCAAGTCCTGCTGAGAATAAAGCCTTAGGGTCTGTGATACCTGCTAGGTATAGAGCGATGACGGCTGCTGCTGCAGCGCGTAGGTATGTGGCAATGATTGCCTGTACTTTTTTCTTGTTCATTTTACTTCCTTCTTTGGTAGTGGCTTAGGGAGTTTAGCCTTTACTTTATTTACTACAGTAGGCTTACCTAACCAAGGGAACCAAGGGGAAGTGTCATCTCCAAAGCCGTCCTTAATTGAGATATGCAAATGATGGTAGTGCTTGTTTGGCCCAGTGTAAGCATGGTCACCCTGTTCTTTATCCCAGATACGACCAGCGTGAATTAGATACTTGACTCGCTTGTCAGCCTGCAATCTTTCGAAGGCTTCAGCACAATCAATACCAAACTTAGGGTCGTGGGTTACATCTACGCCATAGCCTGAGTTATGGTCAGAGTTAGGGTTTTGCTTTTGATGAGCAGCACTTGGCAGCAAGCCGTCGCTAATCTTCTTCCGTTGTGGCTTCAAAGCTGTCGCTTGTCGCAGGACAGCAATAGCGGCAGGTGTGGCACGTTTGACAATCTTTACAGACATCGTTACTCATTTCTCTGCTATCAGTTTATATAGGTCATCAATACGTTCTTCTAAACGCTTGACTGAATCTTTAAGACTTGACCCGCCATTGGGCTTCAGTTCATACAGGTAGTGCTTCACTAACCATCTAACTGCTCCGCCAAAGGCAGAGACGATTGCGATGATTGCTACGATTAAGGATGCCCAATTGGCTGCAGTCATTATACGGTCCTAATGGTTATTTCAAGGACGCCACCGAAGCCGTCGAAACGCTTATCAGGTGGAGTCATGCGGGTGAATGTAACTTGCTCTATTACTGCTTGACGTGATTCACCAGTTGATAAATCCTGCCATGTTAGAACGTCGCCGTTCTCTTCAACATCTTCAAGTGTTTGAATACGCTCAAATGCTCTTCCTTCATATCCAGTTACTGTATTGAAACGGTCAGTCTCAACATCAAAGCAATATACTGGAAACTTCATTACGCGCTGACGCGGGGTAGCAATAGTTGCTTTGGCTTGGTATCCCTTAAAGTTTGGACCTTTAGTAGTATCGGTTCCGTCACGAGATAAAATAAATTTATAGGCAACATACTCTTGAGCAGTTGCTGGGTTAGATGTAGCAACTTCAATAGGCCCAATTGCTGAGTCGTATGTAATATGGTCATACTCTGTGCCATTTTTATCTACAGTTTCTAACACCATGGAACCGTAAGTAAAGTCACCACGTCCTAGTAGACGCTTGAAGTTCTTAGGCTCTAATGTTCCATAGCGAATGTAACCTGTTGTGATATAGCCAGTAGTTATTAATGTTGTGTCTGACTCAATGTTAATGCTGCCTACTTTGTTAACTTTACCAACTGGTGATACAGCAGTAGATGCTACGTTAGAAGCAGTTTTAGCATAGGTAAATGTTGTAGAAGTTGGAACAGAAGTAACTGTATACTTGCCATTGAACGTAGCATCAACACTTTCTACCCATACCTGGTCGTCAACGATTAGACCGTGTGCTGCAGATGTGGTCAAGGTTGCTACGTTAGTTGTCAGTGCTTTGTTACTTACTGAACCAGCATTAAGTGCAGTAGTAACAAAAACTAAGCGGTTAGTTGTACCAGCAAATGCACAGGTGGTTGTACTATACCCACTACCACCACTAACATACAAGTCATTAGCATAAGCAAAGCGCAAAGTTTCTATCTCGTTACCGAGGTCGATACGGATAACACCAGGTGCACCGTCTACGCCAGTTGCACACCAAACGAATCTGTCTTGGGCTGCAAAGTCATAGCAAGGCTGAGTAGTTTCAACGATAAGTGGACCGTAGTTAATAGAACCATCTTGGTCGGATACTGCGGCAGCGCGAACACCTTTATTGGTGCCAATCATCATATAGCCTAGGTAATAATAAATCTTGTGGATGATTTCACCGACTGGCATTTCTGCTGCAGTAATTCCAGATGTAAGAGTTGGCATAACACCAGCAGTATTAAGTGTGAACTTAAAGATGCTTGACTGAGTTCCGCTATAACCTGATACATAAATGGCTGGACCAGAAGCAGTGATGCTTGTGAACACAATATCAGTGTCGCTGTGCGTGTACACAGGAGTTGGTAGAGCAGATGCAG